AGCTACCGCTTTGCCAGTGAGGATGTCCTCGGTAGTTACGCCTTCGTTTTTTGTAATTGTCTGTGTTTCGTTATTTACAACGCTATCCGCAGCTAGTTGTATTTTTGCGCCATCTGGCAGATCGTCAAAGTCTACTTTTGATAGGTCTACCCCCGCAAGCACGGGGTAATCTGCCACTATTTCAGCCATGGCTTCATCGCTAACGCTGCTGACTACGTCTTGCGCTAACTTGTCTCGCAAAGTGGTGGCTAGTGCTGCAGATCCGTTTTCGATGTCGCGCACTGACTGCAAGTTGCCGTTGCCATAGGACAAGGTCTGTTCTCTAAGGAACTTCAACTGGTCAGGAGACAGGTCGGTTATGCTCAACCCCAGTGTTTCTAGCGTGCCCGACATAGACGAGACTAGTGCATTATCTAGCTCTTTATTGTATTGTGCCTGACTTACAGGCAAGTTTTCGTCTTTACCTGTGGTTAGCCAGTGATAGCGTGCATCGTCGTCGCTTATATTTCCAAGATTATTGACTGCCTTATATTCTGCAGCGTTGAACTCGTCGCCAGTCATCGCTCGCACAAGAGTGTTTTGCACGGCATTAGCGACAGGGACTAACTCGTCATCTAGCTGGTCGCCTGTAGATACAAGATCGTTCTTCTGAGTGTCGTACTGTGTTGTAAGGTTTGTGATGAGTGTGGCTTTTGCATCAAGTTCAGCTTTTAATGTGTCTGTGCTGGGCTTGAATGTTTGCTCATAATACGCATCAGTCTGGTTTGAATACGCGTTAAAGTCATTAACTGCGTTGTTGTAATTGTCCAACGCGGCTTGATACGCTGGCCTATCAGCAGCAGTGTCTAATCTAGTATTTTTTAATATCTCTTTTAGTCGATTTACTTCTGCAAGTTTGCCGTCGCGAATACCAATTCTACGATCAAGCTCTGCCACATAACCATTATATCTTTTAGCTATATTTGCATAATTTGCGTTCTCCTGATCTAGTTGAGTGGCGGTGGCTTCTACTTTTTGATAATCACCCGTGACTTTATCTATCGTATTTTTTACTTCTTTATCAACAATCCTAATAAGCTCTTGTTTGCCATACGCGTTTGCAGACGCATAAAATGTATCTGACACGTCCGCACCGCTAAACGTGGCATTGACTACGTTTTGAGTCGTAGTTGTCAGGGCGGCTAGATATCGTTGATCGGCGGGATCATTAGGATCAAAGTCCCCTGTGGTTAGATATTCTTGAACCAGCTCTTTAGTAATTTTTCCTTTGGTCACCGCGCCCATAATTAGGTCGCCAGTAATCTCTTTGCCGGTCAGTGCCGCCTCTAATGAATCTGCCAATACATTTTTTACGGTGGGGTATTCTTCAAGAAAACTCTTTGCATCATCTATTACACCGATACCCGTATCGCCTGTGCCCGTGCCTGTGCCAGTGCCCCCCGTGCCCGTACCCGTACCCGTACCCGTACCATCGTCTATGGCAGCAGTTACCTTTTCATCAATGTAACCAAGGCCAGCCTCTATACTGGCTTTCAGTCCGCCTGTGAGAAAGGCTTTGACCGGATCTTGCCCAAGCACAGCCGCAGATGCAGCCTGACCTGAAGCCGTGCCAAGGATCGTAGCCGCAGTTTCTCCCGTGCCTGCAGCCACAGCAGCCTCACCTGCATATTTACCTGCATATGTACCTGCTTGTTGTGCTACGTATGCTTTAGCAGAGGCTTCAAGAATATCACCAATATCGCCACCATTTTGTGCGACATCTACACCTTCAATTACAGGTATGGCCCACGCATTACCTGTGGCGTACGCCGCTACTGTGGCTATGGCTTTTATCGGATCATCTTCAACAGCATCTATAACGTCATCAACGGCGTCAACTACAGGCTCGACCAGCTCATCTACAACCCACTCGCCAACGTCACTTACTACGTCCCCTATCCACTCGATAGGTGCAGTGACGATATCAACTACGTCATCAACAACGTCACTCATTACGCCAAGCCCTCTAGTGGATCGTCACCAATTCTTATCAGCAACACGTATTTATTGTTTTTTGCCTTGCCGACGTACAATTCAGTGTCTGTGCGAGTTAATTTTCTTTGGAGCATTTTTACTGCGGACAAAAGATTCTCGTCAGAAAATGTCGCAGAAAAATGTGTAATTCCTTTGTCTTGTAGATACGCGCCGTATTTGATTATGTTTTTTATGTAGTTTCTAGCCGTATCTACATTCAAAGGACGACCAGTCATCTTGTTCTTGTTTTTACCTTTGCCCGTATGAGATACAAACACCGTATTTCCAAACTGTGCTATGTCCACAGTCGGCATGCCACCCTCGCGAACCAATGCAAGCATAGCAGTTTTAGCGGGCACAGTGTTTCCCACACCGCTTCGCTCCATGTTATCCAACGCCATAATCATGACGGTGTGTATGTCCAACTCTTGTTTTGTGCTGTCTACAGTTGTCACTAACTGATCTCCAACACACTGGCAGTAACATGTAATCTGTTTGCTGTTGCAGCGGTTACCTTCAGCGCCTCGCCAGTTTGCACAACAAGCGGAGCTGTCAATAGTTCTACTGTAGCATTTGCACTAACAGCTTTAGTTTTGAACAGACTAAACACGTTGCTGGAAGCATCTGTAATTGTAAGAGTTATAGTGTCAGCGTTGCCAGAATCTTCGGACACTAGGATAGACTTTACAATACCGGTGGTCAGCGCAGGTGCGGTATACAACGTGGTTACGCTTGTGTCTGTTAAATCTTTTTTTGCATTCACATATACGTTTGGCATTAGCTTAAAAACCACCCAACAGCTTCGGCTCTATCAGATATAGTCGCATTCCGTATGGCTGTATCTACTTGCGTAAAGTACAGCCGCAGCACGTTGTTGAACTGCTCAAAATCCTGTTGATTATATTCTTCAGGAGGGTATGGAAGTGCGGGAACACGGAATATAACCCCATATCTAGTAGTCTCTATGGCCATTACCGTCTCCCATCTGGACGCATGTCTATTCTAGGAGAGCCGAACTGCCAAGTAACATCCAGAGCTGTAGACTCTACACGCATGGACATTTGCCTGCCGCGTACACGTATGTCTATTTGATCCGTATACACTTCAACAGGAGAAGACGCACTGCGTGTAACAGTGGCGTTATTAACGCCCCCGGTAGAGGCAGGAGAGGTAATACCAGCCCCAGAATTTGCTAAGGGCTTCAAGGTCATTGTAGCCACGGGGTTAGTTGCCGTGGATCCATCAAACGATATGTCAGGTATAACACGGTTTACTAGCGAAAATTTGTGCCCATCATCCAAGTCAAATTCTGCAGACTCCACAAATGCAGTAATTGCAGTTTCTGTGGCGGTTTCATTATCGTTTATACCGTCCTCGTGATTAACTAGATTGTTACTGTATGTTGCTGCTAACGGGTTATCACGTAACCCAGAATCAAGCCACGCGGTGCGAGCTAAAGTGCCGTAATACCAGATATTCTCCATATAATTATATATGACATAGCGGTCTATGTTGTTTGAGTTTGTGGAGCAATAAAACCACCATATTTCATGGAACGACTCATTAGTGCCAGAGAACACTTGTTCGTACTGCTGTGTATTAAAGTCATTAAAGACGTACTTACGCACATCGCACTTCAACGGTTGTGAACGACCGTCATACTTGTAGAACTTGTCAGTGCCCATCCAGTAAGCAATACCATTAGCATAGGCCACAGATTTTTGCCCAGCGATTGATATGTTTTCACCAACAAGTGATGCTGCCCAGACTGCAGGCGCACCCACATACTGCAAGGAGTACAAGGAAGAATCCGTGAAGACCAAGACTTCTTGTCTAGCCTGAGAAGCAGATACTATCTTGGTGCCACGAGACAGACGCAAGCTGCCTGCTTGATTGGTAGCTGAAGGCGTCCAGTTAACTGCATCTTCTTGGTCGGACCAACGGATCAGTGTGGGGTCTACCGTTGTAGTGCCGATGGCGTTGGTGCCGAAACAAAACAGGAATCTACTAATATCCGACACAAGCAACAGGTTTTGCACCACAGGGACATCTGATGCACCACTTAATGACGACAGCTCTACGGCTCTAGTAGATAGTGAGGTGCTGGTTCCAGAATCCCATATGTACAACCTACCACCACTAGGCCCAAAGATAAGATCTTCACCAAAGTTAGATTGATTCCATATACGAACAGGATTCACTGAAGACTGTCCAACACCCCAACTAGCACCACCCCAAGAACCTGCACCCCAACCTGTGATCGGCGTGGCAAACGCTGTTCCTACATTGACTTGGCATGCCGCAGATACGGTCCCGCCACCTGTTGCACTGGAGCTGGCTGCAGAGTCTAGAGTTATGTTGTATGAAGTGGTGCTAACGATGTCGATCTGAAACTCACCGTCGATAGTTACACCACCTACGGCACTAGCGTTACTAAATGTAACAAAGTCTTCGTCGATAAATCCCCCGTTAGCGTCAGTCACTAACACAGTGGTTGACCCAGAAGTCGTAGTAAACGGGTTTGTTAAAGACACAGTGGCACGAAGAGGCGTCACGTCGTTGTACCCGCCCCCTTGTTCAATATAAAACTTGAGGTGAGAGCCTACGCCAATGTAGTTAGCGCCTGCCAGATTTACCCAATTATGCAGAGATCTAGCCACGCCTAAATAGGTAGATGCAGATATTCTGCGCCACCCACCTATTTTTTCGGGTGTGCCTTGTCGGAATCTAATCTTATCACCATCATACCAGCCACCTTCGTTAGTGTATCTAGTGCCTTCACGATTAACACCAGCTTTTAGAAGCACCTTTTGTAGTGGCATAACTTATTCCTCACTAGATAACGCTCTCATCCTGTCTACTAACCTTCTAGCACGATTTGGCACCTGAGTATACCATCTGGAATCAACCATCTCATCTGCGGCCTTATTCCAATCTCGTGCGTCTACGCCAGCTTTCATACCCTTAAACTTGGAAAGACGCGGTCTGCCCATATTAAACATCATGTTTGCGATTATATGCTGACAGTCCTCGGGTAGATCATCAAAGTCTGGATATAAGACTTTGCACTCATCTAGTGTCACGGCAACATCAAGATGAAATACCTGTTTGACACGCTCTTGTTCAACGGTTGTACCGACAGGCTTTCCGTATTCTGGGTCGTCCTCAACCACGAGATGCCCAATACCGAAAGTAGGTAGGCCAAGATGGTCCAAATATATTTCATACTTGCACCCCTCATCTTCTGCTAACTCTTCACGAAGTCTATCTTTGTTCATTTTGTAAGCCCTTTGACCTTTTCTACTGTCCTGAGACCGCCAAGGCCAAGCATGCCAAGCAAAACAGTCATCAGGCTATCCATATCAAACATGGGCAGGTCTGGCGCTTCCATGCCAGCATATGCGAAACCAAACATGGTTACTGGCGCGAGAACGAAGTGCCATATCATGGCTGTTGCCAGTCCCCATCCAAGAAACGGACGCCAACCAGCAACAAATATAGACCTATGTTGCGCCTCTGCCTTGTTGATCTCTATCTGACCCATGTTGGCTTCGTGCATCTGCTTCTCGGCCATGGTCGCTATTTCGTGGGCCAGTTTTGCTTTCTGATCCTTGTCCTCTATGAACTTGTCCAGAAGCCCCGTCACGGGTCCAATCAGTGCTTGCAACATTCTGCCTTCTCCTGTTCGCTGCTGCCTGCATTGCAGTAGTTCTTTGGTGCATACTCCACATCATCAATACAACTCCAAATCTTCACTGACTCTGACAGGCTTACAATAAGCTGTTACTCTGTGTTCTTCGGGCACAGAACTATAGGATCTGTAGTTCCCGTATCGTTTTGTTACTTCCGACGCAAAGAAATTACACTCTGTTACAGAACGAAAGTACATATCATCGCTTTGTACCTTACCACCTATCACCACAATTAACAAAAAGGCATGTATCATAATTATTCGCTCTTGTGTTCATGCCCCATCCATATCCCAAAAACTCCAGTCATTACCCCCATTACAACCGATACAAACGCGCTCTGACTAGCGGTTGGCGCGTCTAAAGACATAAACCACTCAGCACACCTCCAACTCATGGCGGTGCTGACCAGCATCATAAGGCGCGGTAATATTTTCCATTTTAGAAACTGCTCTACCGTCACCATTACTGGCTCTCCTTAATGGCTTCCAGCACGTCATAGACGTTGGGTGGCGGTGGCTGGTCAGGGTTCCACTGACAAAGATATTCTCTAGGCTTCCATTCGCCGTAGTTGAAGAACAACGTCTCTTGAGTGTTGTGCGCACCTC